CGGACATTCCATTACACGATTGAAATCATACAACCAAATATACAATCTTGCAACTCTTCTCTTCTCTCTAACTTCTCATATTCAGTTTAAATATGTCCCACGATGCCCGCGACCTCCAATCTGAAGCCCGCCAAGAAGCTCGCCCCTCTGGCCTCCAGCCGGAAAGCCCTTCTCTCGAGCCCCTCGGTCTCAACGACCCCGCCGCCCGCACCAAAACCGGTACCTCCACCGGTCATGGCCTCACCGCTCCTCACGCAGGAACCCGATCTCTCGGATTACCTAGCAAGGGTGAAGCCTCCCTTTCAACCGAAGCGTCCAGCCTCGCCCGAGACATCGATCTTGGCCGAAACTGCTCCCGCTCCGCCGGCGAAAGACCTTTCCTAGTTCAAGTCGTTCCTGACTCCCGGTTCGCTTGCTACGTCTTCACCGAATATGTTCAGCAAAATTATTCTAAATTTGACGTTGAATCTTCCTCCATGGTATCTCCCGCTACCGTTGTTGGCTATTTAATGTACTGCTTTCACGCATTTATCTTTTTGACTGACGTTTACTCCTCTTCCACGATGTCAGCTTATGCTGAAGAAATCGATGCCTCGCACATCATGCGCAAGCTTATCGATATTTTCTCTAACTGCTTCGTTCCCGACATTGTCTTTTCTGTACTCGATGCTTTACATCCTCATAAGCTTGATGTACGTACAACTGTCTCTCTTTTCCCTTCGTACGGATCCGTTCTCTTCGAGTTTGACGCTCCTAGACTCATTCCTCCGTCGATATTTCTCTTGGCTCACAACCAGCTCCTGACGCAAACCAAAATTCCTAACTCCTACAAATCATGGCTAATGCAAACCTGTGTTACCTATCAAGATGTAGAATTCCGAGTTGGAAATATTATTGGTGGACTCTATCAAATTGTTCTCGGTCACACAACCGAAACGTTCCAGTATAAAACCTGGCTTCTTAGATCCCTCGCCCGTCTCGCTGACTCTGCCACTCACCGGACGCATCTCAAACGCAATGCTGTTACTGAGATTGAATTTTCTCCTCCCGTTTTTACGGATAAGAATTTTAATCCCTATACCTACATGCTGATGCTATCCCCCTCTTCTCGCACTACGACTACTTCATTCTTGACTGCCCTTTCTTCCTCTTGTCAAAAGTATCTTAATGCTACCCGTTCCTTGTCTTCTATTCTGGCAACTCGCTCTGGATCAATCACTCGGCATATGATCTTTGATCTTACTGCTCCCACTGCGAATTCCCATACCTTGACTGACCTCGACGAAACTTCAGTTCTTAAACCTGGAAATTTCACAAATTTCTGTAAAGCTGTTGGCTTTTGTCCCCCCCAGGTCAATCCTCTTCCTAAGAAGATAACTCTTCCCTACCCTCCTGGTGTTGAAGCTCACCCTTCACTCTATCTCGTCACCGAAACTGACGCTGAATCACCTCTCAAACCTATTCTTCCATCATACGAAGACCATGTTGAAGGCCAGATTCTCCTTTTCGACCCTTATGACGATGAGCCTTCAGCCCATTTCTCAACTCTGATCTCTGGTAAGCTGATCGAAAATGGAAATGTTGATGGTATCACCATCTTTCTTCCTTCTCCTTCTAGCTCCATTGCTGCTGTTAACTCGCGCAACCTCCAAGGCGCAATTCCTATGTCTCGAATTCAACCCTCTTTCGACGTAATGAATTTCCAGCAATCACCTAGATCTCACGCTCCCCCTAATCGCATGTTTACTATGTCCGTTCTTTATGACGCTGCCAATATCTGGCTCCCATACTTTAACAGAACTATGTATAGTGCGCTACCCATTCTGCCTTACACGGCTAACCGCAACGCTGATGGACTTATCCCTTCCACCAACCTAGTTGTTACGTCTAGTAAAACAGTTTCCTCCTCCTCCTCGTCCCCAGATGTAAATCTTTGGTGGTCATACCGTTACCAACCCACAAATGAGCGTCCTACGACTCATACTGTGTATATGTATGCCACCCTTGAACCATTCTTCGGATCACGAAGTTCCTATCTCCAGTCTTATCAACTGCAGGTTCTTCTCCCCATCAGTTAGTCTTTTCTGATGATTCTTTTACTGTCTTTGTCTTTTTTTTTTTATTCATTCTTCTGACTTTTTCCAGTTTTTTCTATTGTTAAAATTATAGCTTATTCAACTAACTATATTTCCTTAGGGTTATTCAACATAACCCGGAAAAAAAATTTAAAATTTAAAAAACCAAAAAAAAATTTTAAAAACCCCCCAAAATTACCCAAAAAAATCCCCAAAAAAAAAAAAAAAAA